TCAGCACTGCTAGTGGTTTGTCCCTTACTGCCCTTATGATTTCGGACGAATGATATGGCTATCACTATTAATTGGGACACTAAGGTTATTACCGTTCCAAAAGCGGATACTACTCTTATTCAGAGTACCCCAACAGAAATAAGACAGCTAAACTTAGATACTTTTAGGCTAATCCTTAAAGACTTAGAGGATGATCCAGAAGGTATGCCGTTTCTTAAAACACACAACAACAACCCTCCGGTAACTGTAGGAGGCGTTGTTCTTGCTCGGGTAGTAGAAATCATCAACGGTTACACAGTAACTTTTGAAGACGGACAGTACGCTGTAAACCTTGTAGGCGCTAACAGCAACGTAGGTGACGTAGTTAATGTAAACCAAGTCTCGGTACGTACTGCTAATTCGGCTGGTCTACAGGACTTAAGTACAATTCTATCTGCGGCCTACAATGGAGAAATCTGTATAAGCTCTTCGGGTCAGTCAGGAACAGACGTGCCTGTTGGTACTAGATCAACGCCTGTAGACAACATACCAGACGCTTTGGTTCTTGCGGCTAAAGAAGGCGCAAACACTTTAAGATTCTTAGAATCGTTTACGTTGTCTAATGTGACAATTCCACAAGGAACTGTGATTACGTCTGACAATCCCGCTTACACAACAATTACTATTGATCCGTCAGCTACCGTATCAGGAACAGAGTACGTTAACGTGGGCATTCAAGGTACTGCGGATGGCGACAATATTTATCGACAGTGTATTCTATACAATGTAAGCTACACGTCTGGTTTTGTTTTCCAGTGCTCTATTAACAACACAATTATTATTAACGGTGGTCAAACACTCGCAATGCTTGATTGCTTTAGTAACACACTTGCCGGACAGCCCTCCCCTGTTATTGACTTTGGTGGAAACGGTAGGCTAATACTTAGAAACTACGCTGGCGGTATTGAAATTAAAAACCACACTGACAATACGTTTGGAACTGAGCAGTTTGATGGAGACTTGTGTTTAGACTTTAATTCTGGTGTGTTAATCATTGACGAAACATTTACTGCGGGTTACATTCCTGTACGTGGTATTTGTCGAGTGGTTAACAACTCAACTGGCACAACAGTAGTAGCAGACGAAACAATTAATAACCTTGTTAACAAGAATGCGGCTGACCTAGACGTTATCAACGTCGGAGTACAGAAAGCTTCTCTGTTAATACCACACACAGCCAATCTACCTACATAAGGACAATAGATGTTAGTTAACGAAAAAAGATTAGAGGAAGTAATAACACAAGTAAATCAGATTTTGTCTAACATGGATAAAAGAATTAAGGAACTAGAAGATGGCAAGGAGAGGACCAGCCAAAGGCAAAGCACGAGTAAAAGTAACGTCGTCAGGAAGAAGAGTTAGCTACGGCCAAGCCGGTAAAGCTAAAGGCGGCGGCCCTCGTGTTAAACCCGGCACGTCTAAGGGCGACGCGTATTGCGCACGTTCGTTAGGCATCAAGAAGCGTTTACCTAAATCTAAGCAGAACGACCCTAACACGCCTAATAACTTATCAAGAAAGCGCTGGAAGTGTTCTGGTGCTAAATCAAGGAGAAAGTAATGCCCTGCGGAAAAGGCACATACGGAAACAAAAGAGGACGACCACCAAAGAAAAAGGGGAAGAAACGTGGCAAGTAGGCGAGGACTGTACGCCAACATCCACGCGAAGCGCAAAAGGATCAAGGCGGGGTCTAAAGAAAAGATGCGTAAACCCGGCTCTAAAGGTGCGCCAAAGGCTTCAGACTTCCTAAAGGCTCAGAAAACAGCCAAGAAAAAATAAGTCTTGACTTTTGTCAAAAAATGTGGTATAATAAATACATAAGGAACAACCTAAGAGGAAACTATGGCTCCTGAACTCGAAAAGTACTACAATAATTATTTTTCTTTATTTCGTAACAAAGGCTGGAAACAGCTTATGGAAGAGTTAAATAATACCGTTGCACAAACTAACGATGTGCAAAACACTAAAGATTCTGACGACCTGTTTATCCGTAAAGGACAACTTGCAGTAATGGCTAACATTCTAAACTTAGAAGCCACAATAAGAGCGTCCCATGAGCAAGTTGTAGCGGAAGAACAAGATGTTCAAAGTATTTGACTTTAAGTGCTCTAACGGGCACATTTTTGAAGACTTCGTAGACGGTAACGTCACAACCAGTAGGTGCGGTTGTGGCGCTAACGCTAAGAAGATTATATCAGCAACTCAATGTATCCTTGAAGGTGCCTCCGGAGATTTTCCGGGACAACACATGAAGTGGGTACGCGAACACGAGAAAGCTGGTAGAAAAAACAGGGAGCCGTAGGCTAACCCTATAACAATAACCCATCTCCATAATGGATAATAATAATAACCACGGAGTTTAATAATGGCGACACTACTTGACGAGCGTCCTGAAGACGAAACACTAGACAACATTAACGACGAGGCCCAACAAGAAACTTTTGTTGAACAACCTCAAGAAGAAGAATCAAGCTTACCAGAGAAGTACCAAGGCAAGTCTCTAGAAGACATTGTACAGATGCACCAAGAAGCTGAAAAGCTACTAGGTCGTCAGTCTTCCGAAGTAGGTGAATTACGTAAAGTTGTTGACAGTTACATTCAGACACAACTCGAAACACAAGCACCTCAACAACCAGTTGAGCCCGAAGACGATATTGACTATTTTACTGACCCTAAAGCGGCAGTAGAAAGAGCAATCAGCAACCATCCTAAGATTAAGGAAGCTGAACAGTTTGCACAAGAAAACCGCAAACAAACAGCTTTAGCTAATTTACAACAGCGACACCCGGATATGCAGGACATCCTGAAAGATCCGCAGTTTGCTGATTGGATACAAGCGTCTAAAATTAGGACTAAGTTGTTTGTAGATGCTGACCAAAGGTACGATCACGACGCCGCTGACGAACTCTTTTCACTTTGGAAAGAACGTAAGCAAGTTGCACAACAGTCTTTAAATGTTGAACAACAAGCTCGTAAACAGTCCGTTAAGTCAGCAAGTACAGGCAACGCTAAAGCAACTGCTGAGCCGTCTCGTAAAAAGATTTATCGTAGGGCCGACATTATTAAACTAATGAATAATGACCCCGATCGGTATGCCGCATTATCAGACGAAATCTTTAAGGCATATTCAGAGGGTCGTGTTAAATAATCTATTAGGAGATTAACATGGCAGAATTTTTGAATACTCCTTCGGTAACGAAGGCCCGTGCTGGGACGTTTATCCCAGAGATCTGGTCCGATGAAATCATCGCGTCCTATCAAAAAACACTTAAGATGGCACCGCTTGTCAAGAAAATGACTATGACAGGCAAGAAAGGTGATACCATCCACATTCCTAAGCCTGTTCGTGGCACTCCAACAGTTAAGGGTGCAGAAGCACAAGTAACTTTGATTGCCAACACCGAGCAAGAGTTGCAGGTTCTTGTGGACCGTCACTTCGAGTACTCACGTTTGATCGAAGACATCGCAGACGTACAAGCTCTTAGCTCTATGCGTCAGTTCTACACTGAAGACGCTGGTTATGCGCTTGCTACCCAAGTAGACGCCGACCTCCACGCGGCGGCAACTGGTTTTGGCGATGGTACTCGTACTTACAGCCCCACTGACACCGGTACTTCATTCGCACATAGCGCGTGTTTCTACAACAACGACCCAAGCGGTTCTCGATCAACTGATCCGTATTCCGCTGACGTCGTCGTTGCTGGCGACGTGTTCACTGATGACTTTTTCCGTGACATGATCCAGAAGATGGATGACAACGATATTCCAATGGACCAACGTGTTCTTATTGTCCCACCTTCAGCTCGTAACCAGATCATGGGCATTAACCGCTACGTGTCTTCTGACTTCGTAGGTGGACAGCCTGTTGCTTCTGGTTTGATTGGCAACCTCTACGGTGTAGACGTATACGTATCGTCAAACTGCGGTCTGATTGAGGCATCAGCAGAAAACAATGCTGGCGCTGGCCCTGCTGTACGTGCTGGACTTTTGTTCCACCGTGATGCAATCGTCATGGCTGAGCAGTTGGGTGTACGTACTCAAACGCAGTACAAGCAGGAATACCTTGCTAACCTCTTCACCGCCGACACTTTGTACGGCGTAGAGACTTACCGTCCTGAAGCTGGTTTCGTATTGGCATTGCCTGACGTAGCTTAATAGCACTCTGGGGGCTTCGGCCCCCTTTTTTACTTCTTTGGTCTTCTATATTAGGGTGTGACGTTATGAGCATATTTAGGGGGTCGGGCAGTACTGAAGAAGCCACGGCGCTCTCGTTCTTAACGAAACAACTCGCCGACAACCTTTATGAACCACTGATTGAAGAGATCAATCGGATGACGTTCTACAGGTTACCCTCTCAACCCACTGGAGGGACCTACCGAGAAGGTGACATTTGGTACGACACAACTACTGACAATATTTATTTTTACAGAGAAATTTCACAGAATGTCTTTAATTGGGTCCTGTTTTCTACAGGTACAGACGATTCTGATACCCTTGACGGAGGAGCATACTAGTGGCTCAAACAATTAAAATTAAACGATCTACCGGGAGTGACGCTCCAAGTACGCTAGCTCAGGGCGAACTCGCTTATTCTAAAACGGGCAACAAGTTTTATGTCGGCGACCCAGCGACGGCTAATACTCCTATTCAAATTAACGACCTAACGAGTAACGCTAGCGGTACTTTGCCTATCGCTAATGGTGGTACAGGCGCAAATACAGCAGGAGACGCCCGTACAAACCTTGGTCTTGGATCGCTCGCTACTCTTAGCGCTGTAGGCGCAAACGAAATCACTGATGACTCTGTCGGTGCCGACGAACTTAACGTAAGCGGTGACGGCACAACCTCTCAATTCCTTAGATCAGACGGTGATGGTTCATTTACTTGGGCTACACCTACTGATAACAATGTTTCTGTTGCTAATCTACAGACAGCATTAGGAAGTATTACAACAGCAACTACCATAGGTTCAGGCACAAGCGCTGATTTTACTTTTGCTAGCGACGTAACCGTCAGTGGTGATTTAACTGTTAGCGGCACAACAACTACAATCAATACAGAAGAAATTAAACTTGCTGATAACTTTATCCTCTTAAACAGCGATTACACAGGTTCCTCTCCTACCGAAAATGCTGGTATTGAAGTAAACCGAGGAACTCAAAATAATGTCCAGATTTTCTGGGACGAAGCTAATGATGTTTTTAAACAAAGTAATTTAGGCGGAAGCCCCGTCCCCGTAGGCACTATTACTGGCATAACAGGCGGTGAAGGCCTTAATCCCGACACAGAAGACGAGAGTGGTGATGTTACGCTTAGTCTAGATCTGTCAGAACTAACTGACATGACAGACGCTGTAGACAGAACGCAAGACGAGTTGATCTTGCTTGACAACAGCGCTCAAAGACGTAAGTTAATTTCTGAAATTGACGTAAGCGCTTTTGATACTTCAGCGGTAAGTTTTGAAGATGCACTTATTACTCTTGCCGATACAGTAAGCGGCACTGGAAACGGAGTAAACGGCGGAATAATTGTAAACCGAGGAGACGATACTCAAGCGTCTTTGTCTTGGGACGAAACCGCTGGCTATTGGCGAGCAAACAACGGAACAGTAGGTCCGGGTAACCAAATAGGTACTATTACTGGCGTAACTGGTGGGGTAGGTATTGATCCGGACGTAGAAGACACTACAGGAAACGTGACGCTTGCTTTAGACCTGTCTGAATTAACCGACATGACTGATGCCATGGTCGCGGCTGACGAGTTTATTGTACTTGACTCAAGTGCGCAAAAAAGAAAAGCCGCCAGCGAAATTGACCTAAGTATTTTTAGTAACGCAACATCAGGGTTTGGCGTTGGTACTCTTACCGGAATAACCATTAGTTCTACTGACAGTAGTATATCAGGTACTGGTAGTGCAAGTTCTGGCTCTCCAACTTTTGACCTTGAAGTAGCAACTATTGACGGTGGAACATACTAATCTATGACACAAACAATAAAACTGAAGCGGGGAACAACAACCCCCACAACTTCTAATATTGTTGACGGCGAAGTAGCGATTGATACAGCCGCACAAAAATTATATGTAAATGACGGAGGAACCGTTAAAGAAGTAAGTCCAGTTAGTGTGGCTTTTGATGACTTAACAGGAAAAGCTGACGGAACAGGGACCTACGCCACCACAGGCCAAATACAAGCTGGTAAAGGAAACGGAGGCGTTTCATTAACACACAACGACGGCTATGGACATGCCAATGTTTGTTTTAACCATAGTTCAGGAATACCAGAGCAGAACGGTAACGCAGGACGTATTGTTGTAAATACTGACAGCACAACGAACGCTAACATAAAGTTTGAAGTACAGTCAAACGTGACTAGCGGTGTAGTTGTTGATCCTACAATTGGTATGGAAGTTCGAGAGGCTGAAGTTCAAATACCGGGAAACCTTGTCCATACAGGTGACGCCGACACTTACTTACGTTTTACTGCCGACCGAATCAGGTTATATGCTGGCGGAACGGTTAAGGTAGACACTAACGATACTTACTTAACACCAACAGTAACAAATTCGGTTACCTTTAACGACAACGTAACCTTAAACATCGGTACTGGAAATGATTTACAGTTTGTCCACGATGGAACAACCACAACTATAGACAATACTAATAGTGGTACGTTTTTTATTAAGTCAGCCGGTTCTATAGCTTTTAGAGATAGGGCAACGGATCTAAACTACATTACAATGTTAACGGATGGAACAACTAATTTGTTTTATGCCGGAGGCGTAACCAACGAGAAAAAACTAGTCACTAATACTGACGGTATTGATGTTATAGGCGTTACGCAGACAGACCAACTTAGGCTGACTGACTCTAATGTTCCATATTCTGCTACTGATACAGGAACAGCCGGTGACATAGCTATTGACGCTAACTATATTTATATTTGTACCGCCGCTAACACATGGAAGAGAGCCGCAATTAGTACTTGGTAAGGACCAATTATGAGCAATTACACAAGAACAACAGACTTTTTTAGTATTAAAGACACTGCTCCTATTAATGACCCAACTAAGGTTATTAAAGGTTCTGAATTTGACAGTGAGTTTAACGCGATTGCTACTGCGGTTGCTACCAAGGCAGACTCGGCTTCTCCGTCTTTAACAGGTGTTGTTACCTTTACTGACTCGGCGACGATTCCTACTGCTAACATTACAACTGGTAATATAACAGGGGCAAACATAACTAGTTTGGTACTAAACGGAACTAGTGTCACTGCTACCGCTAACGAGCTTAACCTTTTAGACGGAGCAGTAGGAGGAACGCCTTCAGCCAGTACAGCAGTGGTGTACGGTGGTTTGTCAGAAGTAGACGCCGCTTTTTACAAAATAAACGGGGTATCAGTAACAGCTTCTGCACCTGAAGTTAATCTTCTTACTGGAGCAACCGGAGGAACAGTCGTAAACGACAAGGCTGTAATTTATGATTCTGCCGGTAAAGTCAGTGCTACATCTTTAGAGCTTGACGGTGTCGGGGTTACTGCTAGTGCGGCAGAGCTAAACACACTAACTGGCGTAACAGCAACCGTTGATGAATTAAATATTCTTGACGGTGTAACCGCTGACGCAACAGAGTTAAATCTGTTAGACGGAGTCACAGCAATACCGGCATACGCTTCTGGAACTTGGACTCCTGAAGTTGCTGATGCTGTAACTGGAGGAAACGTCGCATCAGTTGGTGGAAGTCTTGGTCGATACGTTAAGATAGGCGATTTTGTTCAAGTCAACATGATAATTACAAATGTAGATACCACTGGCCTTACTGGTGGTAATCAAATTTTTGTAAGGGATTTACCGTTTAATGCTCGGGATACAAGCCCTACTAGTTTTTATTTAGGGGTTGCCCAGTTGTATAACGTTAGTGCTTCTACAAATGGAACACTGTGGGTTCCTACTTTATATGACAATGAAAGTGTTATTAGATTTCAAGCAGTAGGTGATAACTCTCCAATTCCTGACGAGCTGACAGTAGATGAAGTAACCAGCACAACAGCAGATTTTTACGTTACTCTTCAATACGAAGCCGCATCAGCATAAGGACTTATTATGGACGATCAAGCAGTACGTCTTAATAGGATCGAGACAAAACTCGATAAGCTAACCGAGGCTATGACTTTGATTGCTAGGGTAGACGAAAAACTTACTGCTGGCAGTGCTCGCATAGACCGCTTGGAGTATCGTCTGGATGAGCAGGAAGAGGACATCGACAACCTGAAGGGGATCGTCGGATATAATTCTCAATCAGTCAAGGTTGCCGAGCGTTTTATCTGGATTTTAGTTAGCGCTATTATTGGTGTTGTAGCTTACGGATACAAGGTATAATAATGCTATCACAGCTTATAGGGCCTGTTACAGACCTTCTAGACAAGTTTATTGAAGACAAAGACCAAAAGGCGAGGCTCGCTCACGATGTTGCTACAATGGCTCAAAAACACGCTCAGGAGCTTGCCAAGTATCAGTTGGAAGTCAACAAAACTGAAGCGGCTCATAAGTCGATGTTCGTTGCCGGGTGGAGACCTAGTGTTGGGTGGGTGTGTTGCCTTGGGCTGGCTAGTAATTATATTGTTATTCCTATGGCTAACTTTGTACTCGTCATTAGTGGTTCTAGTGTCACTGTTCCGTCTTTGGACCTTAGTGGTATGATGCCTGTGTTGATGGGTATGTTAGGACTTGGTGCAATGCGTAGTTATGAAAAAGTAAATAACGTAGCAAGGGATCGCTGATGGCTACAAGAGGAATGTTAACAGGGGATCGATATAATCCGGGAGAAGGCGGTCTTGAACCGACTGATCCAATATTGCCTACTGATCCAGTAACACCTGACCCTGATCCTGCGCCTTCTTCAGATAGAACGTATACGTATGTAAGAGACGAAACAGATCTTCCCGGTGGTGGAACACGAAATGTATGGAGTGCTACTTCAGTACGTACAGTAACAGGTCATGACGGTCTTAGGGAGTTATACGAAAGTCGTAGAGAGTACTCTCAATTGTTTGACTCTGCTGATGATTTTATTGCATACATGGATCAAATGTATGATTTACAGCAGTCTAATCCAGAGTTTATGTGGTGGCAAACTGCTACAGAATCAGAGTTTGCTGAAGCTAACGGTTACCCGCCAGAAGCCGCTTTTGACGGTCTTGAGGCCGCCGCACAAAGAGAGTTTGACCAAGCATTCGGAGAATATCAAAATCAAACAAGACAACAGCAGTTTGTTTCGATGTTGTCAAGCGAAAGTTATCTAGGATTAAATGAACAATATGGTCTGAACGATCTTGTTAGAAACGGGGACGGAGACTTCTTTGTTTTTAACGGTGGTTTTCCGGTAGAAGTTTATGAAGTAGACGACAACCTTAGTGCTATTGACTGGGGTCGTTTAGCAATGGCCGCTGTTGGTGCTTGGCATCTTGGTCCGGCGCTTGCTGGTGCCTTCCAAACCGCAGGAGCTTCAGCCGTGACAGCTAGTCTGGCTTCTGCCGCCGCTACTTCAACATTTAGTCAGTTGTTGGCAACGGGCGAAGTAGACCCAACAACTCTTGCTATGGCAGTAGCTTCAGCAGGATTTAGCACTTCTTTGACCGAGTTTCTTTCACAGAATCCTGATTACTTTGGTCAGTGGGGCAACATGATGGCACAAGCCTCCCCTGACCAACAATCGATTATTCAAGACGCAATGAATGCCGCCGCTACCGCTAATTTTGGGTACGAGTCATATCAAGATCTTCTTGCCGCACAAGAGGCTGGGACTTTTGATCCTACTGGTGAAGGCGATGAAGTTGTTGGTGAAGTGGGCGACGATACTGACATTTTAGATGACGACACAATTGACGATACTACTGACGATTTAGGCCAAGAATTAGATCCAGCCAAAGACCCAGCTACGGACCCAGCTACGGACCCAGCCACGGACCCAGCCACGGACCCATCTCTAGCGCCGGGCTTTGTAGGAACAACGCCAACGACGCCTACAACGCCGCCAACGACACCAACAGGTCCTGCTGTGCCTCCTTGGGCATCTGGCGGTACTGGTGTGTTGGTTGATTTTAATGTTCCTAGGTGGTGGGACCCTAGAAATTGGCAGGTTTACGTTCCCGGAGTTATCGATTTTCTTCCTGAATCAAGCACGATTATAGGAACTATTGGTCAGATTATGACAAACCCCGGTGCGGTTTTAGGAGATATTTGGGACGAGCTTTCGCAAATTGTTGAGGACCCTAGGGCTGTTTTAGAAGATTTACTAAACGGCATGGCTGTTGATGAAAACGGTATGGTTACTGTGGGAGGTATATCTACTGTTATTGGTGAACTATTCAATCAGTACGGAGACGGCGAAAGTTCGTTCACTGCTCCGGAGACTACTGAAACAGTGACTGACCCGACGTTGCCCGGCGGAGACGATGACAATAACGACGGAGACGATGCTCAAACAATAGAAAATCAGTTTGAAGGCGATCTTCCGGCAGTTGAAGAAGACCCCAAGGTAAGAGGAACTGGCGATACAGAAATAGGCACAATCGAGTCTCCCCAGTTACCTGCTCAGCCTCCAGAGACTACTCAACCAACGCCAGATCCTGGAACTCTGCCTCCTCCCGAGTTACCCGCTCAGACAACACCGGGGGCTGGAGAAGGGACTTTTGAAGGAGACCTTCCTAGTAACATCCCGGATACTAAATCTACCGGAGGTGGTACTGATGTCGGAGAAATAGGTTCCCCACAGCTTCCGGGAGATTCTGATACAGACATTACCGAAATTGGCTCTGATGATGACAGCTTGTTTGAAGATATTGGTAGTTCAAACGGAGGCTCAGGAAGAAAAGCACCTACTGGCGGAAACGCTACTGGATATATGTATAGGATAGGCTGGAATCCTAATCTTCCGGGACCGACTCCGCAAGGTATGATGCAAATACAGACACAAGCCCCTAAACTTGATGTTCCCGAGTTAGGAAAACCTGCTATGGTTGAAGGCTTATTTGCCGGGTATTATTCATAAGGTAAACTAAATGACTTATATAGATATAGTAAATAACGTATTGCGTAGGCTTCGAGAAGACGAAGTTAGTGCTGTGTCTGCGACAACCTATAGTAAAATGGTAGGTGATTTTGTAAACGACGCTAAACGACTTGTAGAAGATGCTTTTGATTGGTCGGCGTTGCGTAGAACTCTTGTAGTTAACACACAGGATGACGTGTTTAGTTATGTCCTTGTCGGTTCACAAAACAGATCAAAAGTACTAGACGTTGTAAACGACACTAATAATTATTTTTTAAATTACCAGACCGCCCATTGGTTTAACAATATTTTTCTAAACAACAACCCAGTAGACGGTTCTCCGTACCACTATAGTTTCAACGGCGTTGATGAAAACGGAGACACTAAAGTTGATTTGTACCCAATCCCTGATGCCAATTACGCTATTAACTTTAACATGGTAATACCGCAAGCTGATCTTTCTGCTGATTCTGATAAGTTAAAGGTGCCAGCAATGCCTGTAATTCATATGGCTGTTGCGTTATTAGCAAGAGAAAGAGGCGAGACTGGTGGTACTTCTACTGCTGAATACTTTGCTATTGCTGACAAATACTTGTCTGACGCTGTTGCATTAGACGCAATTAAACACGCTGAAGAAGTAATATGGTACTATTAACATGGCGCAAGAAATTCGCACGATAAACCTTAATGCTCCAGCGTTCAAGGGAATCAACTCGGAAGATTCTCCAGTAACGCAGGACACAGCTTTTGCGGAAGTTGCGGATAACGCTGTTATTGACAAGCGTGGTCGTATTGCGGCACGTAAAGGTTATTCTGTTTACACCACTGACGCTACTGTTTTAGATCCGGGTGGCAGTGGTGACAGAGATTCCTTGTCGATGATAAAAGAGTTTAAAGATGACCAAGGCAACAAGAAAATCTTTTCATCAGGTAACGATAAAATTTTCATTAGTGATCCACTGACCGGGCTAACTACACTGACTGATGAAACACCA